ACATCAGGATTATCAGTTTGGGAAAGTTGGGCAAATGAAAACTAAAAAAGAAAAAAAATATGAAAACGCTCCTGCAAAAACAATTTGACGCAATGGTTCAAAACAACGGCATTTTTCCACTCTTTGAAATTGCCGTAATTGACAAAAGAACAAACGAAAGGGAATATATTGTTTTCGATATATTTCTAACGCAACGCTCCTTAGTTGCACAACATGAAGCCACAACAGCAAAAGAGGCAAAGAGTAAAAAAATAGCATTCTGTAAAGTTCGTGCGCTCAAATACTTTACGATTGACGCAAACTTGCAGGAATTGTGGGCTGAATGTATTGACAAAATAAACAATTCGGAGTTTTTTGAACTTGCCGACTAACTGACGAGGCCGGAAGGCCGAAACAAGGCAAAACGCCTTGTCTTAGTCTAACAAAACAAAACAAAACGAAAATGAAAACAGCACAATTTATCAACAGCTTAGGAAGTTCCGACCTTCACTCCTTCACCCTTTGCTTGCAAGCGTACAATGATAGCGCAAGTATGAGAGGGGAGGAAATTGCCGACATTGGCTTCAATACCTCCTCCGGATATGTTTACATTGTCTTAGAAAACGGGATTTGTATTGCCTCCTGTTTTGGCCAAAGCGTAACATACATTACAACAAACTACAACAACGGAGAGGAAACATTTCACGAAACCTACGCCGAAGCAGAGGAGGCGCTAAGCTACTAATTCCACAAGGCCGGAAATATGCACTTTGGGAATTGTCGTAAATTCCTCCGGCCTCCAACAATTAAACACGGGAACGGGTGAAGTGTGCCGAACAAAAAACGAAATGAAAAAAGAAATTTTTAAAGCGAACGGAAAATCATTTACCACTTACGAAGCCCTTGTTAACTACTTACGGGAAATTAGCGCAAGGGTAACGAATACAGAAACCTTCGTGTACAAAGGAACACGCATCAACACAATTTCAATTTCTAACAATTAAACACAAAACAAAATGAACACAACAGCAGCAAATGTGCTCTCCATTGTGAGAGACTTAAAGAACTACTCCGTTCAGGTGGACTATTGCAGCCCCGAAACAATAACGGAAAAGGACAGGCAAGAAATCAGGCGTTCAGCCGAACATTTCCGTAAGGAATGCGGCATTGCTGACATTGAGGAAGCTATTGACGGCTTCGAAAACGAAAGCCCTGAAATGCTGGCCTCAATGGTGATGAATTACCACGCCGACCACGGCATATACAACACAATTTCCGTCTACCTCATTAAACAATAACGAAAACATGAAAGCAAAAAACATTCTCAATTCAGTAGGCCTTATTAGCCTCATTGACTTAAAGGCTGCAAACAAACAGCGCCTCATTAGCCTTGTCCTATCAGGGCACTATTTGGCAGGAATGGCAGCCAAAGAACTATCAGGCCGCTTGTGTAGCAATTAGGCCGCCTATCACAAACCAATTTAGCAAAACATTTTTAAACAATTATTTCGCAAACATTTAAACAATTTAGCAAAATGACAACGCAACAATTTTTAGAACGCATTGATGTCCGAAGCACTACAAGCTACGGGCACTGGGAGGTAACCATTCAGTACCGGGGCAAGAAATACACTTGCATAACTAACAATTCATTGGCCTATGATAGGCACTTAGACGAAGATAGCAGAGGCAAGCTGTACACACAGAAGGCAGCCCTGCAAACGCTGTGGAACGAATGCAAACGGAAAAACAATTTATATTAACCTTTAAACAATTAAGCAAAATGGAAAAACTAATGATTCTACCGGAGGCGCAACGCAACCTACTTGTGTCCGCTCTTGAAATGTACAAGGCCACGCTGTCCGCTCTGCCGGACGATTGGAAGAACGATGAAGCATTCCAAACAATTAAAGATTGCGACACGCTCTGCCGCCTGATGGATGGCGAGGTGGTTATTCAGACTACCTCGGAAGAAAATGTGTCGTTTCAATACGGGGAAACACGCCCCGCTCTCAATGACATTTTCGGAACGCTTGGTTCTATGTTATCTCCTTTAACTATAAAAAAATAACGAACATGAAAGCTATTCTATTAATCAGACAACGAACAGGCAAGCCACACAGGGAGGAAGACATTGCCTCCCTTGGCTTCACGCCTCACGCTATGCCCTCCGGCCTTCTGTTTGGCATACAAGTGCTCCCACGGAAAATAGACGCTGTATTGAGGCTTCACGACATCGCCACAGCACACGGCATTCCGTGCAGAACGAACGCTCCCCTGATTTATGTGGGAGACATTAAAATAGAACTACACGCAGGCCATAGGGCGTTAGAATTGATGAACGCCTACGCCTCGTTTTCTTCTGAGCCATTATTTACAATTAAAACAAAACGGGGGACAGCGTTCTGAACAACAAAGCAAAATGAATAATAATGTAAACACCTATTTTCGGGAAGCCTATGACAAGATTCCCGAAGCCTATCGGGAGCGCTACGGCATCCTGCTCATTGAAGCCTATGAAAGCCCGTCATTCATTCCTGTGCTTTCTTTAGAAATCAAACACGCTCGTATTTCCATCATTCCCAACGGAAAGGAAATATCTGTGAGCGAAGCCAACGACAGGCTAACAATAAAAGCCGAAGGGGCTGCTGAAATATGGCTTCACAAACATTACACAATGTTAAGCGTAACAATATGACAACAGCAACACAACGCCTCCAAGCCATACAGGAGCTATGCAAGAGGCAAGGGAAACCCACACACGGCCAAGAGTTTTTAACGCAAGCAGAATGGCTCAATGAGCGCCTGAGAGGCAAAGCCACCACCGCCTATGAACAAGTACGGGAAATCATTAAACGGGCTAAGGAATACGCAAACCACACACGCTCATGAATACAGAATGGAAAGAAGCAATGAGGCTGTTTCTTCTGGCAGGAGACGACAGCCTAATGGAAATACCCCTGAATGGGGAGGCTCCCTCGGCACAGGAGTTCTTTGACACAATAAGGCTCTACATGGGGAACGCTCCGTCCGAATGGACGGGGCTATGCCACAGCGCATATTCCTATCACGAGGTGGAGGGCTTCGGATGGCTTGTATGGGAAACCTATCTCTACCTCACAATTCCCGACTTCGACACATACGAACGCCACGAAGGCAAATGGGCACGACATGAAACGCTTATTGAAGCCGTTCAGGAATGTCAGCACAAGTGCTGGGAAGACACAGACGATAGGGAAGAAACGCAACGAGACACTGACAATTTCCTTTCAAGACAATGAGTGTACTATTAGACCTGTTCATCCTGCTCGGATGCGTCATCTCTGGCCTGTTCTGCATTTGGCGGAGCCATGTAAACTTTGACAAAGGCTATGTCCGCCTGGGCTACATTTACTTGCTGCTATGGCTGCTTGCCTGTATCATTTTCTGTATTCAATCCTTTGTGTACGCATGAAAGACAGTTCGCAGTTCTTCATTTGCCTGATACTCGTTTGTGTATTCACGGCCTCCTTACGCCACATTTACGAAGCCTACAAGAAGCGGGATGCTGAGGCAATGGGCGAAGGCTTCGGTACATTGTTGTTTTCCCTACTCGGAATTATACTAAAGGCACTTTCAGTATTTCCGTAAATGGCGGCAATTCTTGGAAATATGGCCTTTAATTACGGCACGGACAGGCCGGAAATTCTGTCCATTTTGCAAGTGTGTATGCGTTTGTTTTTCAATAATTTATCCTCTATATTTGGAAAATACAAACAGGCGTTATTACATTTGCCTCCGCAAAGCAAAATGTTTAACAATTATTTTCACAAGTTATGGCTATTATAGCAAAAAGCTCTGGGAATGGCGATGGTGTCGCTTATTCCCCCATTCCGGCAGGCAATTATGTCGCCCGTTGTTACTCCATGATTGACCTCGGCACTCGTGAAGAGGAAATCCTTGGGCAGAAGAAGGTGGTGCACAAGGTGCGCATCACATTCGAACTCCCCACAGAACTGAAGGTGTTCAATCCTGAGAAGGGAGAGCAGCCTTGTGTAATCAGCAAGGAGTTCACGCTGTCCATGAACGAGAAGGCCAACCTCCGTGCGTTCCTGACATCGTGGAGAGGCAAGGCGTTCACAGACGAGGAAGCCTCTGCCTTTGATGTAACGAAGCTGCTGGGCGTTCCCTGCCTTCTCAACATCATTCACAAGCAAGGCCGCAAAGACCCTTCCAAAGTGTTTGACGAAATCGCTTCTGCTGCGCCTATTCCGAAAGGCATGGTGTGTCCTCCGCAGGTGAATCCTACATTTGAATTCAGCATTAACGAATTCGACCAAGCTAAATTCGAGAGTATGCCTAATTTCCTTCAGGAGAAAATAAAGGGCTCTGACGAATACAAGGCTCTCACAAAGCCTGCTGCTCCGCAGTACACAAAGGCACAACAGGAGGCCATGCTTTCCGAGGAGCATTACAAGAAGATGATGATGGCGACAAGTTCTCCTTCACATCCGATGTCCTTAAACAATAGTTCTGACGACCTTGATTTGCCATTTTAGCCATGACACTCTGGGAAATCACACAGGAATTCCTCTCCCTTGCCTCCTATATTGAGGAGGCGGGGGGTGAGGCTACGGACGAAATGATGGAGGAGCTTGCCATCAATCGGGAGAGCTTCAGCCACAAGGCCGAGGGGTATGCAAAGCTGATTCTCAAATGGGAATCGGAAATCGACACGGCCTCCGCTGAAATCAAGCGCATTCAGGCCATCAAGAAGACAAAGGAGAACTCCGTTGCTCGCCTGAAGGAAACGCTTCTGAACGCTCTTATGCTGTACGGGCAGGAGAACAGCAAGACAGGAGGGAAGCAATGGGAAACGCCTTTAATGAAGCTGTCCACAAGGCGCTCTCAAGCTGTGGAAATCGTGGACGAAACGGAGCTTCCTGATGCGTTCTTTGTCGTTAAGAAGGAAGCAAGCAAGACAGCCATTGGCAACGCTCTGAAGGCCGGAGAGGAAGTGCCAGGGGCGTTCCTGAAAGACAACGTTAGCCTACAAATAAAATGAGGCATGGCTCATTGTTCTCTGGTATTGGAGGCTTTGACTTGGCTGCTCAATGGATGGGGTGGGAGAATGTTTTTCATTGCGAATGGAATCCATTTGGGCAGAAAGTTCTTCACCACTATTGGCCTAATGCGGAACAATTTACAGACATAACGAAATCAGACTTTACAAAATATGCAAACAAAATTGATATTCTCACAGGAGGATTCCCATGCCAACCATATTCAATGGCAGGAAAAAGACTTGGAAAAGAAGATGACCGTCACCTCTGGCCAGAAATGCTTAGAGCAATTCGAGAAATTCAACCGATGTACATCGTGGGCGAAAATGTTCTCGGCCTCACTAATTGGAATGGAGGGATGGTATTCGACGAGGTGCAGGCTGATTTGGAAAATCAAGGCTACGAAGTCCTCCCGTTTCTACTTCCAGCTTGTGCCGTCAATGCTCCACATCGAAGGGATAGAATCTGGTTTGTTGCTAAAGACACCAACGAAAATGGATATAGAAGTAAGCAGCGGAAAGAAGAATCCAGTTTCGGGCAATTCGGGAACATTGGCGCAAGAGATAATGAGCGGATACAAGCCAACAATGATGAAATTGGGAATGCTATCAACACCAACAGCAATGGACTCAACGAATGCAACAGGAACGATGAAGTCTACACAGGTGAAGGAGGGAAGTATGCACTCGGTGACACTAACAAGAGCAATGGCAATGGGAATGCTACCAACACCAACGGCACAAATAGTGAAGCATGGACACAGCGAAAAGTATTGGGACAACAGAATAGGCAAGAGACAAATGGACATTGCAATGTGGAACGCACAAACCAATGGCAAAACTTCCCAACTGTCTCCCCAGTTTGTTTTGGAGATGATGGGCTTTCCAACCGATTGGACTCTATTACCTTTCCTAAATGGCGAGCAGAATCAATTAAAGCCGGAGGAAATGCCATAGTGCCTCAAGTAGCCTATCAGATTTTTAAGGCAATTGAAGAGTATAATAATCTAACCAAATAACACTATGACATTCGAAAATTCAGAACTGGAGAGGCAAGTCCTTTCCGCAATGATGATCTCACCAGAGGATAGGCTAACAGCCTTCTCCATCCTGCCCACTCTTGACTGCTTCCAGAATGAGCAGCACAAGATATTAGCCAAGGCAATCCAGGCACTTCAAAATGCTGGTGAGCCTGTTGATTTAGAAACGGTGGTTTCCACAATAAAGAAGTCTGGACTAATCAAAGAAGCCGGAGGAACAAGAGCAATTGCAAACATCTATGCCTGCCTAAAGTCACCTGGTCACATAGAGAGCCACAGCCACCTGCTTATCGAACACTTCCTGAAGGCAAAGCTATATACCTTCAGCATTGAGCTACTCCAGAAGTCGCAGTCTGATGCTGGTGATATTTTTGACTTATTCTCAGAATATCAGTCAAAGTTTGACAACTTACTTGCCTCTACAATTACACGATCAGATGATGACTTCCAGAAGCAGCTCGATGAGTCGGCAAAGGTCTGGCTAAATAGTCAGCCGGGAGACATTGCAGGCTATCGCACCGGAATTGATGCACTTGATAAACTATGCGGAGGACTGGTCAATGGTGAACTCACCATCATAGGAGCTAGACCAGGACAGGGCAAGACTGCCCTTGCTGTATCAATAATTCGAAACCTAGCAAACCAAGGCATAGGCTGTGGCATGTTCAGCCTTGAGATGACCAAGCACGAATTGGTGCAGCGATTGGCATCTCAGGAGAGCAAGGTCTTTGCCTTTAAAATCAAACAAGGTGATCTTAATCCATACGATAAGAATGCAATCAATGATGCTGTTCACCGCATGAAGCAGTGGCCTATCAAGATTAGCGATGAAGGCTATCTCAACATGAGCAAAATCAGAACCAAGGCAACCATGTGGAAGAACAAGCACAAGATGCAGGTACTATTTGTGGACTACATAGGCCTAATCAACTCAGTCAATCCTAAAGAGACAAATCGAGTAAACATAATCGGAGAAATAAGCAGAGGGCTGAAACTACTTGCCAAGGAACTCCAGATTCCAGTGGTAGCACTATCACAGCTCAGCCGGAGAGTAGATGAACGCAGCGATAAGATGCCTCTGATGAGTGACCTTAGAGAGTCGGGTTCAGTTGAGCAGGATGCAGATGTCATCTGGATGATGCTTAGGCCTGAGTATTACTTTGAGCCAACAGCAACAACTAAAGTAGGAAGCGCAGAATTGCCAAACCAAGACCTCTGCCTGATTGATCAGGTTAAGATGCGCTCTGGTAGCACCGGAGTAGTACCTTTGCGATTCGATGCCCCACTAATGCGGCTAAAAGATTATCATGATTGAACTAAATGCTATCCATCTAAGCCAAATGCCAGAACTCTGGCAGACTAATGTAACCTACCAAAACGATCTTATGTACGAACACATTGACCTACCTCCAAACTATCAGGACTGCATGGAGTACCTGCACCGCAAGATCAAGCAACTAGATGCCAAGATTTCCAAAGGTGGCTACACCAGGCACATGAGCCGCTGGCATAACCAAAGAGACATTTATGTCTCAATTCTGAAATACCTATCTTTGCGGAAACAAGTTTGAAATGCCACTGAAGAAAGGTTACTCAGCTAAGACAGTTAGCTCCAACATCAAGCGTGAAATGAAGGCAGGAAAGCCTCAGAAGCAGGCAGTAGCCATTGCTCTGTCTGTGGCCAAGAAGGCTAAGAAGGCAGCAAAGAAAAAAATGTAGCAATGAAGCACTATTACCATAATATTGGTGAGAATTGGTTTAGCTACCCTAAGCTATATTCAGCAGCAGTTGAATACTTCCAGGCTAAAAGTAACTTTTACGAAATAGGTAGCTGGAAGGGCAGATCATCTGTTTACATGGGAGTTGAAATAATTAACAGCGGTAAGGAGCATTCATTTACTT